TGTTGGAGGAGAGGATGGAACAGCAATTGAAATAGGAACTCCGACGATAAGTCTTCAAAATACAGATGAAGTTCGAGTATTATTTCCTAATGAAGCACGTTTAAGAAATCTAACATATGCATCACAAGTATACGCAGATATTATTATAAAGATTACTTATACAAATGAAGCAGGTGTTGTAATGGATTTATCACCATCTCCTGAAACATTTCAGAAATGGCCATTATTTAAAATGCCAATTATGTTACATTCTCGTTACTGTATTCTTAATAATAAACCAAAAGAGTTTTTAAGAGAAGTTGGCGAATGTCCATATGATAATGGTGCTTATTTTATCGTAGATGGTGCTGAAAAAATATTAATTACAAGACAAGAACAAGCATTTAATACATTATATGTAACACCACAAACAGATCCAAAAGTATTAATATATGCATCAATTTCATGTTTATCAGCAGAATCAAGACAAGTTAAAAGAATTGCTTTCGCATTAATGCGTCATGTTGAAAAAGAAAACTTTACAATTCATTCTACTATTCAAGTATCATTGCCATTTGTAAGAAAAACTATTCCATTATTTGTATTATTTCGCGCATTAGGATTTCAATCAGATGAAGAAATTTTAAGAATGATCTTTCCAGATTTTGAAAGTTCTGAAGCTAAATTACTTTTGCCTAAACTTCAACCATCAATTATTGAATCATTTCCTTTCTTAAATACATATACAGCTATTCAGTATATAAAAACTTTAACAAAGGGGTTTAGTATAGCTCATGTTTTAGATATTATCAAGAATCAACTATTTATTCATATGCCAAATGATTCATCATCGCAGGCTCTATATCTTGGAGACTGTGTAAGAAAAATTTTACGTGTATCTGAAGGATATGATGATAAAACTGATCGTGATGATACAAGAAATCAACGATGTTTAACAAGTGGTTTCTTAGTACAAGAGTTATTTAATAATTCATATAAAGTATGGATAAAAGCATTTACATTAGCAATAGATAAAGAGTACAATTACAATAAGAAAGTATTATATGCGAATGAAAATTTTAAAAATATATTTCAAGCAGGTAATGATTCTCGGATTTTCCTATCTGGATTATTAAGTGATATGATTATGAAAGGTTATAAAGGTAAATGGGGTACAGGTTTAGGTGAAGAAAAAACGGGTGTTTTACAGGCTATGTCACGTCTATCATATATTGATTTTATGTCACATTGCCGTCGTGTAATTTTAGATTTTGATACAAGTATGAAAATAACAGGTCCTCGTAAATTACATCCAACACAATATGGTTATTTATGTACTTCAGAAACTCCAACAGGTGCATCAATTGGTATTACGAAGAATTTAGCAATTATGGCCACTATTTCAACTGCTTCACAAACTACTAAGTTTTTTGAATGGTTAAGAACAACAGGTCGTGTATATAAATCAGAAGATGTTACAGAACAACAAAGAATTAAATTTGTACCAGTTTATGTAAATGGTGGTATGTTTGGATATACTGCAAAACCATATCTTCTTACAGGAGTATTAAAAGCTCTTAAAAGAACTGGATGTATTCCATATTCAGTAAGTATTTCATTTTCAATTCGTGATAGAATTGTGTATATTTATATGGATGCAGGCCGCCCTCTTCGTCCACTAATATGGCTTGCAGCAGGGTCAATTCAAGTAAATAAATTAAAATCATATCCAACTTGGCGTGATTTAGTTATGGGCAATTTAGAGATTCGTAAAAATACAAATCTTGAATCTACCGAGTTTATTGACCCATTAGCTGGAAAATCAAATAAACTCGAAGACTATCCAGATGCATTGTCTCCCAATACTGGAGCAATTGAATACGTAGATCCATATGAACAAAATGAAGCATATATTGCTAATAACCCTGCATATATCAAACCTGAAACAACGCATATGGAAGTACATCCTTCTACAATTATGGGTATGATGACTTCACTTATTCCATTTGCACCACATAATCAATCACCTCGTAATCAATTGTCGTGTTCTCAATCTAAGCAAGGTGTAAGTATTTATGCAACAAATTGGAGAAATAGATTTGATAACAGCGCACATATATTATGTTATGGTGAAATGCCTCTTACACGTACAATTTATAATAATTATTTAGGCGAAGGTAAAATGGCGTATGGTGCTAATATTATATTAGCAATAGCCTGTTGGACTGGATATAATCAGGAAGACGGTATTGTAATGAATTATGATGCAATTCGTCGTGGTATGTTTCGTACAATTGCGTTCCGTTCATATGAGTCATATGAAGAAGATGATGAAAGAGCAAATATAAAGATACGTTTTGGAAATCCTGCTTTGATTGGAAATTGGAAAGACTTAAAACCTGGTCTGGATTATTCTAAACTCGATGCTCGTGGAATTGTAAAAGAAGGTGAATATGTTGATGAAAATACTGTAATAGTCGGAGCATATATGATGAATTTGGCAGCAGGTTCTATAAGTGACGCATCAAAAACACCACAAGTATGGACACGTGGGCGCGTTGAAAAGGTAGTAATTATGGTTAATAATTTAGGATTACGTTTAGTTAAAATAAGAGTAGTTCAGGACAGAATGCCAGAATTAGGTGATAAATTCTCAAATAGGCACGGTCAGAAAGGCACTATTGGAGCAATGTTACGTGGTTATGATATGCCGCGAACTGAGTCAGGTTTAGTACCAGATATGGTAATGAATCCCCACGCAATTCCATCACGAATGACGATTGCACAGAATTTAGAACAATTAATGGGTAAAACAGCAGCATTAAGTGGTGGTATTGGCGATGGTACATCATTTATGAATGATGGTTCTCCCCAAGAGGATATTGGTGGAGTATTAGAGAAATTAGGATTTGAGAAATATGGAAATGAAATTTTGTATAATGGTGCTACAGGTGAGCAAATTCCTGCTGCTATATTTATTGGACCAGTATATGGTATGCGTTTAAAACATATGGTAGAAGATAAATGGAATGCTCGTGGTAAAGGTCGTAAGGAGGCAAAAACACATCAACCAACAGGAGGTCGTGGTGCTCAAGGTGGTTTGAAGATTGGTGAAATGGACCGCGATTCTATTGTTGCGCATGGTGGTATGGCTTTTGTAAAGGAATCTTTTATGGAGCGTTCGGATGGTGCTAAATTTCCATTATGTGTTGCGTGTGGAACAATTCCAATTCATAATCCACGTTTAGGTATTTCTATTTGTGCCCTCTGTGATGGTCCAGTTAAATTTATAGGTGATACAGTAAATAACTTAGAAATCTTACCACCACTTGGACGCCCTAAATCAAGAATTGTGGAAGTAGAAATGCCTTACTCTACAAAACTCTTAACACAAGAACAAGAAACATATCTAAATTTAACAATGCGTTATATAACTACAAGTAAATTCCAACGCCTAAAACAATTAGAATTCTCAGGTACATCAAGTGAAGTTATTAAAGAGCTTCCAAGATTACTTTTACCAGAGACAGTTGTACCAGCATATATTGAGGATATTCCTCAGGCTACTTTAACAGTAGAACAGTTGCGTACAATGGGTTCACAATTAGCTACAATGTCAGAACAGGAAAGGACAGTATTTGATACAATATTAGAAGAATCACCTAATGGTATAGAATTAGAACAAGATGTACAAATAAATGCAATGGCTGAATTACAAAATAGTATGGTAAGTCCGCAAAATCAAATAATAATGCCTGTTTCTGAAATGATAGGTGGAATGCCACTTCCTAATCTTTCAAATACAGTAATTCAAGGTCAAATGACACAAATTGTTGAAAACGAGGGATTAGCTATAGGTCCTCAAGTACCAGGTACAGGTCCTATAATTGCTGTGAGAACAGATGAAGATGCGATGATGGCAGATGGTATAATGCCTGGTGGATTTGGCCGTCAAGTAAGAAGAAATCCATATAGAAGTTTTGGTGGTCAAAATATGATACCAGCTTCGCAAAGGTATACACCGATGGATGGTGGCAATGGTGTATCTTCATCAAATTCTGGTCAAAATATAACGATTACAAAACTTGAATAAAAATTTGACAGCCTAAAATTCATTAACATTGATTAGGAAAATGAATGATAACTTTGTATTTATTGATAATGTATATCGCAGTCGTATGACATTACTAGATATTCTTGAAGATAGAAATTATAACGTTGAAAAGTATCGTAAATTCTCTCCGGCTGAAGCAACTGTTGCAGCAACAGCATTTCCAAGTCTAAGTTTTAAGATTTCAAAGAAAGATGATGAAACTAAAGTATGTGATGTACGATATGCAAATATTAGTCGTCAAAAACTAGATACATTCTTTGATGATATAGATGATGATAATACTGAAAATACAGAAGTAATTGTAATGATGGAAGGTCCTATTGCGGATGCACATCATGTAATAGCATTAAAACAATATATGAAGTTAAAAGAATCAGGTGAAAAAGAACGTCGAAAGCTTCGAGTATCATTCTTTAGTATTCAGATGTTGGTAGTTAATCCAATAAGACATGTACTTGTTCCTAAACATCAAATTGTTCAACAAGAATATCATAAAGAATTAATGGAATCATTGTATGTAACGGCAAAGTCAAAGTTTCCAGAAATTAAGTTTCATATAGATCCAATTGCGAGATGTATTGGAGCAGTACCTGGAGATATTGTAAAGATTACAAGACCGAGTGCCGCTTCAGGAGAAGCAATTATCTATAGAGTATGTGCTCCTTAAACTTTTTAGAAAAATTATCAAAAAATTAATTTAATATAATTTAATTAAATATTTATTACATAATAACTTACATTAAAATGAATGTTATTAAATAATAATTATATTTTTATTTGTTACGAATATATCTATTTTTTTTTGTATGATTTTTGTTTTTTAGAATTTTGTTTTTTTTAAGTTTGTTTTTTAGAAGTTTGTTTTTTATTTTTAGAATTCAATTTAGAATTTAGATCATTTATATTCTTATTTGATTTTTTTTTAATTATAGATTCAAGTTCAGATTTTAGAATTTTAGATATTGTATAATCATCTTTATATGAGAAATTACACAGTGATGTACCACCATATAAATAGGAGCTCCAACTATTTTTTATGAACCCGGACATTACTACTATATATAAATAGAAAAATAATAGCGTAGCTTTTTGTCATTAGAATAAACAGGAGAACTATGTCTTGGATTGAAAAAAGAGGAGAATTTCAAAAAAGGTTTGATGACCTTTCTCAAGAAAATATTCAGGCATTAATTACTGAATTAAATAAAGCAGCTGGTAAGTTTATTTCAAAAGCTGGTCTTAGTCAAGATCCAAATAATAATCCAGATTACACAAATATTATTAAACTTACAAAAAGAGCAGAAAATATAAAAAAGAGGTATTCATTATTAAATGAAGATATTTTAAAGTATTTGAAGGATAATGCAAAAGATACAAATATGACAGGAAGTTTGAATGAGAATGGTGAGTTAATGAAACAAATTAATCGTCTTGAAAAGATTAAAAATGATATTAAGATCGATGTTGAAAGCGCAATTGCTAGAGACGAATTACTCCGGTCTAGAAATACGGAAATAACACGTCATCAATTATTTTTATTAGATAGGCCTGTAAGAAAAGGTTTGATTCCTTATTTATGGGTTATATCTGTTTTATTTATTGGGGTAGGGCTTGTTATATTTAAAATGGCAGTACCAACATTCGGACTAGGAGTAACAAGTGATTCTTCTGGTGGGTCGGTATTTTCAATGCTTATAGAATTTATAACAAATAAAATTGTATTAATATCATTATTAATTTCATCATTAATAACAATTATTTTTTTATCATTAAAAGTAGCTGGCGTATTTGGTAAATAAGTATAAAAAGTAAAGTTATGATAGTAGAATGTCGTGTCCATCTAAAACTTCTATAACCGATACTGAATTATCACAAATATATTCAAGCAATCAAATGCCAGGGATATTACCAAGTTCAGCGTTTAGTGCTTCCGATAGAGATATAAATGGTATGTTAAAAGATACAACTTTGAGAACAATTATTTCTTCATTAAAAAATGCTGGAATTGTTCCTACACCTAATCTTAATAACACAGATACGTATTTAAGCAAAGTAAATGAACTTATAACAAATACAGAAGCTGAGTATTGTTTTTATGAATCAAGATATAAATTTTCTTTAGAAAAATTATTAAATGTAATAAACCAAGGTTATATGAATAATACAGGAAATGTACAAGAAATTATCCAGAAATATTTATCATCAACCCAAGAATTAAACCAACGTTTAAATGATTTAACTCAAATTATAAACGGAATTACTGAGGATATGTTATCCTCAACATCAGATTTAGATAAACAAGTTAAAATGTTTGATGATAAAATGAAGATACAACAGCAAAAGTTACAAGCTCAAAACAAAATTATTTCATCTGGGCAGGCTGTAACAGAATTAAATAAACAAATGGTTAAATTTACAGAAGAAAAAGCAAAATATTCAAATAATATATTAGGTTTATATAGTTTTCTAAATATTGTAGCTTTAGGATTATTGGTATATGTATATAAATCGGCAAGAGATTAGATAATAAAAGTGTAGAGCTAATTTCTTCAAGCGAATTAGGAATGACTAATCTAAGCCAAATTATAGATTATACGAAATTATTTCAAGATGTAGAATTGGCAACTGCTGTAGGACAATTAAAACAAAATCCAGCTGAGCTACAGCAATTTTTACAGGATCAGCAAGGAAAGATTTATTCGGATGTTACTAAACAAAAAGATTCTACGTTTCAAAAAGTGTACGGAGATTTAAATCGTGCATCCGATGCTCAAAAAGCAATTTTAATGCTTGATAAGCGTAATCAAGAATTAGTAAATATACAGCAACAAGTCTATGAAAATCAAGAAAAATCAGCAAGTGATATAACAGAAGATAAGAATCTATCTGGGCGTAAATATGAAATGAATCAATGGTCAGTTAATAATAAAAAAGATACATTATTTGTTTTTTCTGCATTATTTATTCTTTTATCTTTTTTAATTCTTTTAACTGTTTTATGGCGTATGAGGATGCTTTCAGCAGGATTATCTGGTGGTCTTGCATTACCATTGATAATAATTTTTATATTAATTGTAATATATCGTGCAAATGCAACTAATGTATGGCGTGATAAGAGATATTGGAATAGAAGAACATTTGCTGGTAAATATGGTAAAATTCCATTACCATTGTGCCCAGGGTCTTTATCTGGTATTGAATCAGACATACAAAGTGGACTTAGTAGTTTTAGACAAACAGTAGCACAAGATATATCATCAATTGCGCAAAGTGTATCAACAGGTGTTCAAAATACAGCAACTTCTGTAGAAGGAGCAGT